TACTAGCGGCCGCCTGCGTCGGCACCCCTCTGCGCCCTACCCCTCTGCGCCCTACTAGGAGAACTCGGATATTCGGATTGATCCGCTCTACACCTAAAACGCGCACGCGCCGCAGCCACGCCGCCGATATAGAGGGGATAGGCCCATATGAACACTAAATTGCAGGCGATCCTAGCCACTATTCTGGCGCGCCGGTGCGTCACCCCTGCCCACTCTAGTAGCCCTGCGAGGAGAAAAAGAGGTGTTGTTTGACACACGGCTAGAGCCAGAGAGGTGGGGCGTGCAACGGCGGGGCGGGTAGGCCCGGCGTGACACAAATTGTCACCGCATAGGGTCAAAACAGACCCTATGACACGAATTGTCACCAGCGATTGTTCCAATCGATGCACCAAGCCGTAAACCCCTGTTGCGGCATTGGCTTGTGGCTCTGCCTCGGCCCGCCCTACCCCCACAGAATCTACTCTATATATGGTCTATGGACTTCTATTGAAAAAATAAGTATCTGATAGTAAGGGGGTATATATACGTATATATATTACCATGGACCATATGTAGAGTTGATTATGGCGCCTCGACTTTCCGCCACAACCCCCGTTCTGACAAGCACTTATAACCGAGACACCGACAAACGGACCCTAAAAAGTGTCCGTTTGAACCCTGTTTCCACTATAAACCGGCACTGGTGTCACACACGCGCCCTTGATTGTCCCCAGACCGTTGACAAACGTGGTGTAGTGTGGTAGGATACACACATCAACCAAGGGACACGCCACTATGCGGCTCCACATCTTCACCACCTCGACCGCGCTACTCGCTAAAATAAAAGCGAAGGGGAACAAATGAAACTTTCGTCCTACGAAAAAGAAGAACGCCGCTTACAGCGCAACATGAACCGCCGCGCCAAGAAAAACAGTGCATCGAAATAATGAAGGCCAATGCGGCAAAGGGCAAGAAATGATCAGCATTCTCCCCCTCCTCCTCCTATCCGCAACCCAACCAGACCCGCAACTAACACGTTGTGCGGAAGTCCTAAAACACCATGAAGGGCTAAGCCTCGTTCAATACACATGCCCGGCAGGGCACCTTACGGTCGGCTACGGGCACAAATTAGGTCCAGGGGAGTCTATCCCCCACATCACCCACGAAGGTGCATCAAAACTCCTCCTATTCGATACCGCCAAAGCCCGAGACTCCGCACGCAAAGTGTACGATCCAATCTACGACACCTTGCCACCTAACGCACAAGATGCGCTCCTACATATGGCCTACCAATTAGGCGAGACTGGCCTATCGCGCTTCGTAAATCTGAAGCAGGCGATAACCAAAAAGAATTGGGCGAAAGCGGCACAAGAGTGTCTGGACAGTCGATGGCATCGCCAAACACCAAAACGGTCGAGCTATTGCGCGGCCCTTTTCCTCTCCTGTAACCGCTAAACTACCTACCTACCCAACACTCCACCAAGAAAGACAAACACCATGAAGCCCCGTCTAAACTCCCTCGCAAGTCTCAAGCGGTTTCTGTCAACGAAACCGACCTTGGGGCTCGTGACGTACAAAGTGCGCGGGGAACCGGCAAACCACAAGTTCCTCGGCATCCCGCGCCAAGTAGTCCATGCAGGAAGCAAGGACTTTGCGTTAGGCAACCCCGACAATGCCGCGACGTGGTCCTACATGTCTTGGCCGAAGGCGCACGAACTGACCACGATAGAGGCGTATGACGGGGAAGGTGTGCATGCGCCACTATTCACCAACGCATTCAAGATAGAGACGGGATGTTTATCTCTCACTTACAAGATCCACCATTGAACTCGCCCCTTGACAAGTGACCGCTAGTACAGTACACTCACTACTCGACAATCAACGAAGAAAGACAAACACCATGAAACGAATACCTCTAGGCAACGGCAAATGGTTCAACCATTGCGCCATGATGCTCCTACGCCTCGCCGCTAAACACGGAATCAAGCCATGACCGTTACCGTCAACACCACATGGACAAACACGATCTACAACGTCCTAGCCAAGAAGTTAGGGCGGGAACCTACACACGAAGAACTCGACCGCCTCTTAGGAAAGACCACACCATGAAAAAACTGCACATCGACTTCACACCAGAAGTTCACAAACAACTCGCAGCACATACCGCCAAGTGGATAAAACACGCCTACGGCTGCGAGCCGTGCGACCGCGAGAAAGTGACCCGTGGCATCCTCGGGATGTATGCGGCAGCGAAACTTGCCGCCCCTCGCGTTGTGGTCGTCCAGAGTCCGTTGCAAATGGCCTTAGTTTACGGTGCGGCTGCTTGGTGGTGGCACGTCAACAAGGGTACGTCTACCGATGCTGCGACCGATGATGCGACCAGTGCTGCGACCTACGTTGCGACCAGTGCTGCGACCGATGATGCGACCCGTGCTGCGACCTATGCTGCGACCGATGATGCGACCTACGTTGCGACCGATGATGCGACCCGTGCTGCGACCGATGCTGCGACCGATGCTGCGACCGATGCTGCGACCCCCCACACGGCAGGTATTTCGATGTTCTGCCAAGACACGGGCATATCGATGCTAGCCGCTTTAGGTTGCGCGAGTAAATGGACCAACGCCTACCAAGGTGGACGAATGTGGGCCGCTTGGCTCGGCTACCTCACCGCCTACCGCGACCTAGGATGGTTAGACCTACCCGAACACGCGGCACTCAAACACTGGGAAGACGCCGCAGACGCGGGGTTCCGGTGTATGCACGAAAAGTTCTGTGTGGTATCAGACAACCCGGAGTTTATCCGCACCGACTCGCAGAACCGTCCCCATTGCGACGACGGCCCCTCTCACCGCTGGCGCGACGGCTGGGAACTGTGGCACATCCACGGGCAGGTCGTGCCTAGTTGGGTAGTGTTGACACCCGAAAAGATCACGGTAGAAGAAATCAAGAAAGAAAACAACGCAGAAGTCCGACGCATTATGATCGACCGCTTCGGGCGAGCTAAGTACCTCAGCGAAACGAAAGCCAAACTACTCCACGCTGACGTGTGGCACAGCCTCCCTCGCGGCCTGTTCGAGGACCGAGACGGCAACCGCTACCTCTACGGGAGCGACAATAGCACTGGCCGCATCTACGCGATGCCAGTATCCCTCACCTGCCGGACCTGCACGGAAGCGCACGAAGACATCTGTGGATTCAAAGAAACCCTCATTGCGCACCAGTCATAACCAACACCAAGGAACTACCCATGACACTCACTATCACCCAACTCACCCAACAACTCGAAGCCGCAGGCTGTGGCCAAGGCCAAGAGCTACGCAAACACACGCAAGGCCAGCATGGGCACCAGGGAGACATCTACGTCCACCCCGTCGCCTCCAAACCCGACTGCTGGGATGTGGAGAACACGGACAACTCCCGCCAGATCGCTATCGGGCAAGGTGTCGGTAGCCATCACACCGCAGAAGGTAAAGTCCGCGTGTTCTGGCCCCGCGACACTGACGAAGCCGCCGCCGAAGTTCTCAAGATATTCCCCGGTTTCTTCCAAGACGAAGCAGAGGCGCGAAAACAATGTATCGGCCCTATCGTAGTCGCAGAACAGGCTTGGTTGAACCCGCACCCAACACATGCACACCATCAGTTCCCCGCGGGTATCTACCTCGTCACGTATCAACTCGACCGCGCAACGATGCGCCGTGTGGTGGACTGATGAACACCTCCCTACTCTCTCAACTATGGCTTGCCGGTAAAACGAGCGCAGAAATAGGCGTGGAACTCGGAATTGCCCCCAGCCAAGTCAGCGCGATGGTCGCCAACCTGCGTCGGACGTACCCCGACAAATACCCGAGGCGGAACACCGAACCACGCGCAATGAACCGACGCAAGATGGTCGCCATCTTGGAACGCGTGCGCGAGGAACACGGCTTACACAACGAGATTGCACTGCAACGTGTGATCGCGAGTCTAAAGGCAACGTTATGACATTGACACGTGAACGTCTTGATGACATGTCCGCGAAGTGGCGACAGCGCCGCGCAGAACGGTTCGCCAAGGTGGTCGCGGAAGTGAAAGCCTACAAGCCGAAGAAAAAAGAGTGATATGATATTTCCCCACCGATATTACTTGAAAGCTATCGAACGCGCCACCTGGAGACGTGCATTCGCGTTATACCGTGGCCCAGGTTGGCGGAAGTATTCACGCGACATGCGGATACGACGGCCACGACGCGGGGAACGTCGTATCATCACCGCGTTCGACACCCCGAAGCCGTGGCCAGTCTGTTGCAATAAGCCGATGTCGTTTCTGCCGGATGAGAGAAAATACCGTTGCGCGAAATGTCGGCAAGGGAAGCACACCGCTAACAACCCGACGGGACAAAATACAGCACGATTGGAAGCCGTACTACCTCGCCAAGATGCGAGCGGCGCTTGAAGTGTTTATCGCAGAACAAACCAACCAAGAGGAGATAAAATGACTTTTTACGGGCAACAACAAAAACAAAGGGGCATGGAATGCTGGATGACGGCTGAAAAATGCAACGAGGAAGATGCTGACTATGTGGATTATCCCACGTATAAGGCGCTGACAATAGAGCGCGACAAATTAAAGGACGAGCACGGACAATTACGCTCAGCATTACAAAGAATCGCTGCCTATGTCGGGACTTCGTGTAGTGAGAAAGCCTCGCATATAGCCCACCTTACCGTTGCTGACGAGGTTTCGTGGGTGGTTAGCAGAAGCACAAAAAAGCTCAACGAACTAAAGGCTGAGAATGAGGTGTTGCTACAGGCGGTGAAGGAGATCGATAGAGAAATAGAAGCTTTAGTGAAGTCGGCGCGGGGGGTAAATGACAAAACCAAGACCTAGGCCTGATGTAGCATTAAACGAAAGGCAATTAAGTTTACTGCGCACCTCAGGACTTTCTACTCGCGCTGTCGCCGAACAATTAGATATAGGTGTTATGCACGCCACCGAATTATTGCGTGCAGCAGGGGGAGTAAACAATAACGGGCTTTACAGAACCCCAGATTATGCGCGGATGACGGAAGCCGGGCGTCGGCTGTCTTCAACTATCCGTTCGTATAAGACTAAACAATAACCACACAGCTAAAAAAAAAACCTAGGAAGGTGCACCATTACGCACCAAGAGGCTACGATGACTGACTACGACTATACCGCACAATTCACCATAACCATCGCGCAGAACGATCGCACAGGCGAGTACACTGCCTTCGTCTACAAAGAGGGCAGCAAGTCCCGTCAATCGGAGTTCGAGGCGTGCGACGAAGACCCCTACCGCGCAATGACTGAAGCCCTGGAGTGGGTCGACGCGGAAGCGGAACGTCTTGAACTCGACGAAGAAGACGAACGCAAGGCACTTGACGACTGAAAATTGTCCTCTACGACTCATAGACTCAGGAGAACATCATGTCTTATACCCCCCTCTATGTGGACAGCGTGACGCTGGCCCGCCAATGCCCTCGCATCAACATCTCTAAACCCGCCCCACTTGACAACACGGCGTCTCAGCTCCGCGCTTCCGGCACCACGGAACCCGCGAGAGAAGTCAAGTGCTGGTTGTGCGGGGAAACGGTGCGTGCTGGCGCGGGGATTCAGATCCCCGTGAGCACACCGGGTTTGATGGTAATTGTGCATCCAGGTTGCGCATGATACCCTTCCGCCACGCCTCGACGAAGGGGCTCGGCTCCGTTGGTACGTCCTATGCAAAAGTCGGTAAGGTCGGGAAACGGCGTCTCCCGTTAGACGAACGAAAAGAACGCTTAGCCAGGCTCACGCGTCAAGTGCACAAAAAGATTCTGGCTCGCCCACGGTGTGTACCGGATCTTCTCAAAGACCCTGAACTCGATGCGTACGAGACGGAACTCCGCACAGTTCTCGCTGCCTTGGAGAGCGCAGGGCAAGCGAAGCGGATAAAGAACCCCCATACAGCAAAAGTCTTCTACAAAGGCGTCACCCTGTGAACCTACTCGAACTGTACCACGCGAACGCGCACCGCATAATAGGCATACCCTCGCCTGAGGAGGTCACGGAAGAAGATATCCCGTACCTCCGATACCTCGGCAAACCGTTCGTCGATGGTGTGACGTGGGACGAGTTCCGCGCAGAGATCGACCGCGAGTCCACGCACTTGGCCGCGCAAGCGGACCCGCGCTTGCCCATCTACCCCGACGAAGAGCGCAAAGGTTGGCAAGCGCTCAACGTCCCCGTTGACGCACAAGAAGCCATCACGGACCTCTGCCAAGCCGCACCGATGGGTGAGGCTCCCGGCATGTTTCCCGTCTATCAGAGCATGGTGGGGAGATTGGCTAGGTGGTACGCGTTACCTAAAGCTGGCGTCGAAGAGAAGAACGCAGACTTCGCGTTTTATCGTCTCCGGTGTGTCCTCAGCGGGGCCGGGTTTACCCACTGGAAACTCCTCGCACGCGCAGTGTGCGAACAAGCCGAAGGATGCCCTTTCGATCCACTCGAATCGAACGCGGAATGGGATAAGCACCTGATCGAAGCGCACCGCGCATGCGGGTGGCCTACCTCTTTGCTCTGGATTGACTGGGCGTCGATCCCTGATTGGGACGGCGACGAAGCGCCGGAATGGCTCCGCGCCGTAGCGATGTGCCACTTCTTGAAGCACGTTCGATGCGCCCCTGACCACCTGCATATGGCATACCGTGGTGTGATCGAGTCCATACCCCACAACACCCGGGTGTTCCGCTCTGTGGGTTGCCCCCAGTTTTGGAACGCAGCGGCTCACTGCCTCCGACGACCTGAAGCGAAGCACTCAGTGAAGAAGAAAGCGCTCACGTGGGCGGCAGCTTCCCTTGGTGCCGACGACCTCCTGCGCTGCGCTCCTGTGACAGAACTCCCCGGTGCGGTCCTTGCGGGACCTTGGTCAACCCTTCTCCCACAAGTTTACCCGGGGCCCGCTGCGTTCCTCTCCCCCGGTGTCCGCATCTCAGGCGCGTGGAGAGCCGCGAACGGCCTCATCACCCCTTACGAAGGGACCGAAGACGACGTGCTCGCATACGCGTGGAACACGACGACCGCCTCCGACTTCGCTAAGCAACGCCAACTCTTCGAGTATTCCCTCCCCGGTTCCTACCCCGAAACGTCCCCCTCCGCGATTCTGACCGAGATATACCCCCATTGGGTGTTACCGGAAGGAGAGGACCGGGTGGGGTACCTCGCCCTCGTTGATTCCATCCTATGCGCGGCTGTTCTCCGTCCTTCGCGCCCTGACCTGCTACGCGAATACCCCCTCGTTGCTGTCCTCCCCGTGTACCCGTCAGCAGAACTCACCACGAACCAAGGTAAGGGCTTACTGGTCGGAGCCATCGCCGGGGCCATGGCGGTAGGTATTCCCGTCCTGACCGCCCCCAACTCCTCCTCCGCGCCCGATTCCCGCAGCGTGGCGGCTGAACTCGAACGGTGGGGCACACTCGCACTCGACGAGTTTCGTATCCCCGATACCCCCTCGCATGTCCTGGCACGCGACAACCTACAATCTCTCTGTACTGGCGGCGTCATCTCGTCCGGTAAAGCGCTAAAGAATGAAGGCACCGTCCGCCTTCACTACTCCCTGGTCCTCAATGCGAAATGGTTGGACCTCTCCCCCGACTTGCGCAATCGCACGATCCCGATCTTCCTCGACTCGCTCCCCGATGAACAACGCGCACGCACCGACATCAAAGACGACTTGGAGAGCGGGAAGTATGCCTTGTACCTCCGCCTCGCTGCGGTGTCCCTGGTCGAACGTCTCGAACTGCAACAACAAAGCCGCGTGTTGAAAGCGTCCCCGCATGCGTGGCGGTTCACGTCTCACCGCGCCATCGCCTCCGCTATCGCCTGCGCCGGGATTCCTGACTGCACGATGGAGCACGCGCAACGACTGGTCGATGATGTGCGGCTGTCGATGGACAACGACTTGGAATACCACCAACAACTCGCGGACCAAAACGGCGTCAGCGCATCCTCTGCTACGGGGCAAAATGTTCGCTTGTCGTGGCACTCGTTCTGGGCTGGCGCGGACGACGCGACTATCAGCCCCATCGTGATCGGTGCGGCAGTGGAAGGCAACGACATCGGCGGGGTGCGGTGGATACCCGTCTCCACCCTCTGCAAGCTGCGCCTGCAAGGCATGGTCCCTGGTTGCGCCAGTTTCCACCGTCTCCTACCGGCCTTGACAGGTCAAGAGATCCGTGCTACCAACGTCGCCATCACTCGCGCCCTTACCCTCAGCATTCGCGCCTTCTACGCCGCATCGCTCGCGGACAAGCAGGTAGTCTGGCACACGCTCCCCGGAGAAGCCTTCCAATGGGAAGCCGCTGTCAGACCGCGCGCATGGGACGGGGAATCTCTCTCAGCAAACACACTCATGTTGGCCGTCAGGCCAAAGGGGCAAGCATGACACCTACCGCATTCGCGCACGAACTCTCCCACCTCCGAGACAGAGTATGGACGACCACCGAGTACCTAGTGTTCCTCGATATGGCGCGTCTCCACATGGAAGACGACTTGGAAGCGGAGTACGACAAAGGCTTTGAAGACGGACAACGCGACGCAGAGGACAAATGACTCGGCGGATCTTCCTCGACACAGAAACGCACATGGACCTGAAGAAGGGGCTTACCCTTCAGAAGATGTCCCTCCGCGCGTACCTACCGAAAGCCCCAGTCATCGGGATGAGCGTAGCCGTTGACGACTCCGCCCCGACGTGGGTGCCCATCACGTCCCCTGACTTCGTGCCACTGTGCGCGGAACTGGACGAAGCGGGGCAAGACCCCGACACCGTCCTGATCGCCTACAACGTGGCTTTCGACATGCGCGTGCTCCGGTACGGCGTGCTCGAAGTTGGCGGGGATGAACTCGGTTGCCGGTGGCCCCTCAAGATTCACGACGCCATGGAAATGGCAATGGCCGCGTGGCCGAACATGCCAGGTGGGTACTCCCTGCGCAACGTCGCCGCTTGGTTATGCCTACCGCCGAAACTCTCCATGGAAGACATCCGCCACGGTCGATGCACTTGGGAAGAGTATTGCAACCGTGACTGTGAACTACTTCAAGCAATCTACGCTCGCGCCCTTCCTCGCCTCTCTGCGGAAGAACTTTACTACGCGGAGAACTGTAACCAGGTGCGGGGCCTCGCGTACCAGATCAAGCGCGACACCGTGCAAGCATCTATCGACGCGTTTACCGCGAATGCTGCCGAGGGGGTAGCAGCGGCGTTGGCCCTCCTCACAGCAGAAGGGCGGCAAGGAGAAGACTACGGGAGCGCGATCTTCGGAGGGTTCGCCGAGGGCAAGGTTCGCTCCGTCAAACCGCTCGCTCTCCGCGATGTGCTCCGCTCGGCATTTGGGTTTTCCACCCTGACGACCTCACGGAAAAAGATTAACCCGAACCACTTGGCCGCGCGTCCTGATGTGGACGCAGTTCTCCTCGCAACGTCCCAGACAAGTAAAAGCCTGTACTACGCGAACCGCGCCACGGCGCTCCAAGGCGTGGACGAGATTGACATGGAAAAGGGGTATTTCCGCGCCACGAACACTGGGCGGACTTCCGCCCCCACACAAGGCCGGGGCGTGAACACAGCAAATCTGACGAAGAAAGACAAGAAAATAGCCAAACCTCTACGCCAGATGCTGGCGTTGCCGGAACACTTGTGCTACGTCCGCGCCGATGCGGCAAACGTGGAATTTCGCGTAGGTGGGTTGCTCTCCGACTGCCAATTCGTGGTCGACTTGTTCTCCGGTAACATTGACGCCGACCCCTACTCCGCTTTCGCCCTCGCCGCTTTCGGGGTGAATTGCCACAAGGGCGACCCGATGCGCGACGTCGTGGCTAAAGCCGCTGTACTTGGTTACTCCTTCGCGATGGGGGTTGGCCGCGCCGTCGAAGAAATGAACAAAGCCGTCGCCGACCCGATCAACAAAGTATCGGTACAACAGATGCACGAACTCTGCTTGTCAAGAGGGTGGAAAGAACCGAACGACCGCTACCTGAAGGGTATCATCACGAAGACCGGGTGCCACTGGTCGGTAGGCGTCGCGGCTTACGAGTCGCGCAAAGCCTTCCACTCGATCCACCCCGAAATGTTCCGCATGGGCGACTGGTTGACCGACGCCGTGACTCTCCTCACTGCGCACCCGAACCCTGAAGCTTTGATCGACACCTTGTACCGGCGCGGCGATGCGCCCGACAGGAACAAACTCGAACTGTCCATCGACTACGCCCTAGAATTCCCCACCGTGCGTGTCCGGTTGTTCGGCCACTCCATACCAACCGTGACGTGGCGTCACCTGTCGTGTTCCCACCCCGGCATCGAAGGCTTGGGCGCTGTCACCGCGAACAAGGGGCCGCGCAACGTCCATCGTTCACTCTTCATGGAGAACGTGACGCAGAGTTCTGCCCGTATCGGCCTCCTCCGCTGCGAGAACGAATTGGCGCGAAGAGGGTGGTTGACAGATTCAGTCTATGATGAAATACTCGTGATCTGCCCGCGCGAACGCGACGCGGTGTTGCGTGCGCGGAAAGACCTCGAAGAAGTGATGGGACCGAACGGGCCGCACGGGATGGGTTGGGCGTTCTATGCGAAACCAGATGACATCACCGTGACGCGGACCCGCTATGAGGAAGAGGGCGAAGCGAGGAAAGCTTGGACTAAACTTTACAATGACGACCCAACTTGGGTGGAGCATTTGACGTGAGACAGTATCCAGCCTACGACATCACGTCCTATCCGGGATGCACGAAGGCGCGTCTTCAGACATGTGAGAATGCGGAACGCCGCCTCTCCTCCTACCTGTCCTGTCTCGCCTCGTACTTCAAGACGGGAAAGATCATGGGGACACTCTCCCCGTCGCGCACCGACCTGATAACCTCATGGATCGACGACTTCATGTTGGAGTTCGGCGTCACGGAAGAGAACGTGGAACGGTGGGCGAACTCGATCAATGGCGAAAAGTTCACGCAGGATTTCCCGTCCACCGCGATGGGGCTCACCCCCGACTCGTATCAAATCTCAGCGATCCAAGGTTTGTCCGCTTCGGGCGGCGTGATTGGGGCGTTCATGGGCGCAGGTAAAACGTTGATGGCGACACTCGCGGCGATAGGGGAAAGTGTAAACGGGGCCGAGCGGTGTTGGATCGTATGTCCGTTGAACGCGTTCCCGGCGTGGGAACGTGCGCGAGACGCCGAGCTGTCAAACTACTTCAAAGAAGTCAAGGTCATGTCGAAAGACAGCGCACATAAGTACACTGCCGTCTCTCGCGGAGATGTGCTGATCGTGGACGAAATCCACCACGCAGGTTCCGCGAAAGCGCGGCGCACCCAGTCTCTCCACACGATCCGCTCAAAGTTCCGCTTCGGTATCGGTCTAACCGGTACGGTCGCTCATGGTGGGGTTGAGAAAGCGGCTTCGATGATGGACCTCGGCGTGCCAGGTCGCGCCCTCTTTACCTCGAAGTGGGAAGTCGGCGCGGCGTTCAATTGCCTCGCGCAGAAAGACCTCGGCAACCGTAAAGTGATGGCGCTCGAACGCCCATCGGGCGCGGCGAAAGAAAGGTTCATGGCGTGGTTGGATCACGGCATCTATCAAGTCCGCCCCGAATCCCGAGACGTGCAGATGTCGTTCACCCTCCCCGGCCAAGAGACGCAGCAAGTGTCCTTCGCCGAACCCTGGCTGTCGCTGTCGCAATCCGTGGCAAAGGGTGCACACACGATCCTCGCAGAGACAGGCGAACTCCCTCACGCGCAAGCGGTCGCGCACTGGCTGGCGAGAGAAGGCGCGGAAGGTAAGATCGACTGGTTGATGGATGAACTGATGCAGCTGCCGGAAGGCACGCAGGTCGTGATCGCTGCGAACTATACCAACTCACTCGACCTCGCGGAAGCCGCACTCAAGGGAGCAGGATACACGCTGGTGCGGGTGGACGGTTCCGTCACTGGCGCAGAACGTGTCACCGCAGAGAAAGACTTTCAGCAGGGTCGCGCTCAGATATTCCTCGGACAAATCCACGCGGCAAGCGAGTCGATGAACTTGCAATGCGCGACTATTAGCCTGACCCTTGACGTATCGTGGAGCGCCATAGACTACGCCCAGTTCCTCTGCCGTACACACCGGAGAGGACAAACAGCCCCTTGTGTGCACGTAGATTTAGTGGCAAACCGCTTCCAACAAAACGTACTGTCCCGCCTACGATTAGGACAGGACTTCGCTTCCGACTGTGCAGAGTACGCCGAACTCCGCAGAGCCTTACCCACAATGTCGGCACAGGAGAACGTAGGATGAGCATCATCAACCCTTTTCAAGAACAGAAAGACAAAGAAGCGCGGGATGGCTTGATCGCCGACACGAAGAACCTCGCCCGCAACTTAGTCTTGCAACACCTCATCTCACCGAGTGAAGCGTTCGACCGCGCGCAATCCTTTATGGAAGAGCAAACCCGACGCTTCCCGCGTAACAACACGGTCGACGGGGTATCACGTGACTAACGTCGTCACCATCCCTGAGGTCGCGTTCTCGGTTGCTGTGCTGAACCCCCTCAGCGCCGCGTGCGTTGCGGTGGAATGTCTCCACGAAATCGTAGATACGCCGACGTGCGAAGCCGCTGTTGCGGCGAACACCGCGCTTGGCAAAGCAATGAAAGCCCTTACCGCTGAACGCGAGAAGTGGACGAAACCGCTGGTTGCCGCACAGAAAGCCGCTATTGCGGCGGAGAAAGCTGCGTGTGCGCAAGCCAACGAATACTCCGAGGCTCTTGCCACAGCAATCCGCGAATACCACGCTAAACTCCAAGAAGACCGTCTCCGCGCCGAAGCGGAAGCACGCTCGCGAGAAGAAGCGCTGGCAGTCTCGGAAGGCGAAGGCGGCGAAGAACACGTCACCCCGCCTCTCGTTGCCTCCGTCATCGTGGACGACGCCCCGAAAATCCCGTTGCGTAAAGTCGAACGAGTCGTGATCCACGACTTATCCCAGATCCCCCGCGAGTTCTTTGACCTCAATGAAACCCGCTTGAAAGCCGCTTTGAAGGAACGCCAAGTTCCTGGGGCTCAACTGGCTTACGAGGAAGTCCTCGTTCGCCGATAAACCACCCCTTGACAAGAGAAAACCTCTTGTCTACGTTACACATCTACTCAGGAGAATCCCATGGTATCCATCCTCGCTAAGCACGCGGCTAAAGTTGCCGCTAGCACTACCCCAACCCCAACCCCTGCTGCTCCGAAGCAAACCCCCGTGTTTGCGGCGAAGCCAACACCTCCGGCACCGAAAACCGTCGTGCAAGAAGCCGAACCTGTTCGCGCTCTGTCCACAAACTTCGCCCCGTCGATCCTCGCGTTGCTGTCCGATGAAGGCGCAGCCATGGACGGCTTGAATGCCCTCATGGAACGCCCAGAAGGCGGGCAAAAGGACTTCGACGGCCCGTTCCCCGTCCTCACCCTCCAAGGTGGCAACGGCGAATCCGGCGGCAAATGGGCCTACGGCGCGAACGTCGAACCGTCGATGCGCGCGTTCCTTCCAGTCGCTGCGCAACCAACCACGGGCGTTTTCCTGGCCTACCGTTTACGCGGTGTCGCTTGGTCAATTGCCTACGATGAAGCGAAAGCACAAGGCATCAAAGCTGCTCCGCTATGGGACATCACAGTCAACAGCACGGAAGCTGCGGATGTGATGTTGGCGCTCGACGCCGCAGAAGCGGTCCAGTACACGAAGAAAGCCGACCGCTCGAAGTTCGACGGCTTAGGCCATCTCAATTTAGGTTTGGAAGTCCTCATGTACCGCGAAGAAACGTTGTACGTGATGCAGATTCCGAACGTCGTGTCGGGCACCGTCCGCACCCTCAAGAGTTTGACCTCTGTCATGCAAGGCATCGGTGGTCTGCGGTCCACTCCGGTGATCGTGACCCCGGTCACCACGGAAGAAGGCAAGGCAACCAAGTTCCTCACTCATTCGCTGTCCTTCGCGGGCGCGATGACCGGAGAAGGCGCGGCAGTCTGGAAATCCTACCAAGCCATGCGCCCTCAGTTGCTCCAAGACGAAGAGTTCTTAGCCGAGTTCACCGCGTGGAACACCTCCGACATCGGCGACCAAGCCCGTGAGAGTTTGACTGCCATCGCTGGTATGAGAACAAAACGGTGAGCTGGTTCTCTCGAGATAAACCAGCCCCGAGAGTCTACGAGTTTTTCGGGGAGGACGCCCTAACGCTCGCGCGCTTCATAGACGCTCATCGCAACGCGCGCGATAAAAACGACGGGCGTAACGAGGCATACGTCAAGCTATGGTCATGGATTTCTGCCCGCCACCCGGAAGTGCTTAAAGGTAAATGGGACATCTTCGAAGGCTACCCCATACGGGTAGCCGAAGACATCTAGCTAAACACACTCACCCACCCTGCAAAACAGGGTGGGTTTTGAGTTAGGAGAGAACATGGACGAGCCGATCACAGAAGAGAAGAAACCGTGGTGGCCTCGCGCCTCCTCTAGCGGGTATTACTGGGGGTGCTCTATGCGGGCGGCCTACGACCGCGCACGCCACGAAGGTGTGGTGGACTTGGAAGTTCCCGACACCGCGAAACCGAACGCTGCGCTTGGCACGGTAATCCACTTCATCTTGCAAGACGGGATGAGGGCGAAATTTCCCGGTCCAGCGAAAGACTACGCGCCTACGGCGGAAGAATACGAAGCCGCCGCGTCCCTGTTCGGCGGCGACCGTGCGCGGATGATCCAATCCGCTACGGCATCGGCCCGTCTCGCTCTGGCCCACGTCCCTACCCTCCCCGCGGGTGTCCACTGGTTGGCGGAACCGGAAGTCAAAGCCGAGAACTGCCCGAAGGGTCACATCGACCTGATTTCCAGTGACGGCCTCATCATCTGCGACTTGAAGACCACGCGCCTCAAACCGTCGCGCATCAAACGCGCGGCGTTGATACAGTTAGCGTCCTATTGCTTGGCCACGGGTGCGCGGCAAGTCCGCGCCATCTACGTGGACTCGCTTACCGCAGCGTGGTGCGTCCCGATTGACGTAGACTTCGCCACGGAAGAAGAGCCTGCCTTCGTGTTGGAACTCCTCCCGAAACTCGTCCAGTACTGGACAGGCGACACCCTCTATGATACGGCTTACCCGCAGATGTTAGGCGATGCGTGCGGCGACGACTTCTGCCCCTACACCGGAGTGTGTCGCGATAAGTACCTCAAGAAAGCCGACAGCCAATTCAACAAACCCTTTACCGCTGCGAGCGGGAAGGCGGAACTATGAGCGTCTACACAATCACCATCCAAGACACCCCAAAAGGGGTATCCATCACCTTCCAAGCGGAAGGGGAGCCGAACACCCCCGCACGGGTCATCACGGAGCGCCTACGCGCTTTCTTAAAGGAAAAACCAGGTGGTAAACCAGCTAAAAAGCCCCGTAACAGCCGTAGACATTGACCTCAACAACTTCACTGTCGTAGACGACACCGGGGCGGTGTGGGCGCATAAAGCTCCGTGGTCGGAACATCCCGCTGTATTCAAACGTGTTTCGGCACAAGGCCCGGTGCTCATCGAAATAGCGGGCCCGGTTATGCACCACTCGGAAAGCCACAGCCACCGCAGGTGGATGATCTTCAATGTCGCAGCGGCGGTTCAACTCGCCCACGCGGTGGGGTTAGACCGTGCCCGATTCGCCACGTCCACAACGTGGACGAAGGGGTATAAAGAAGAGGACAGGCACGCGTTAGCGGGGATTATGCCGTTGAAATACAAGCTGTCGAAGAAGGGGAAACGCACGCCTATTTACGCGGACGCCCACGACATCCGCGAGTGCAGATGCATGCTGTATTTCCACGCCCACGCCCCGGAAGCGTGGGTTACTCTGGACGAGTTCCTTACTTCACTTCTTTAACGGCTTTTGCCCATTCTTCCAGCAAAGCGTCATAATCGCGGAGATGAGAGACCGACCGCGCGCCGAGCTGTTCGGTCAGCGCCGCCAGTTTTTCCGCCTTCTGCTGTTGTTTCTCCGGGGGGTCGGAAACAGAGGCATCGTACTGCGCAAGCACCCGGCGACTACGCAGACTTTGCGCGAGGCTCTCGCCCTTCTTGCCGTCCATAGCGAACGCCTTCTCAATTTCAGGCGTCGGGTCGTTGCCGTTCTGGATCGCTTTAGCTGCTTTGCTCATCGCGGCGGAGAAGGCCCTAGAGGCTTCCTCGCGGTTTTTGACTACAGAATACTGCTGCGGGTCGTGGCGCATTTGCCAGGACTTGAGCTGTTTCTGTGCGCCTTGAAGCTCTGGGGTAGGGTCAGCTAGACCGATGACGCCCGCTGTATGCGCGACAATCGGGGTGATAGAAGTGTTTCGGCGCAGGTACGTGGTCGCGCTTTCGAGAGTGCCGTCGCTCGTGGCATACGCCCCCTCTCCGTGCATAAAGTCACGGAGCTCTTGGATCTTGTTGGCGGGGAGGAAGTTCCGCGCAATACGGTCAGCAACAGACCTCTCGGTGTCGGTTCCGGCTCCAGCGAAGTTCGCTACTGTCCCGCCCGCTGCGTATTGCAGCGCGTCAACGACGAAATCCTGTTTTCCTTCCCCAGACTCGAGACGGTCGAGGAGGGCTTCCCCCTCCCCTTTTAAGAAGGCACCCAACATAAGAGCGGACCCCGCTGCTACCGTTTGGTTGACAGTCATGCGGCCTACGGCCCGCGCGGACGCGCCTACCGAACGCACTTTGCTTGCGGCTTCTCGCGCAGAGGGCGGGAGAGCTTTCAACACGCTTTCGACGTATTTCGGGAAAGGTACGCCGGAATCTTCCAGCGCGTTCTTCCCGGCGGTTAAAAGCAGGTTCAAGTTACGGTTAAAGTTCGCGGAGCCGAAACGGTCGCCAATCGTGCTGAACCTCCACGCTCCGCTGTTCTGTAAGCGAGAAACTTCCGCAGGCTGAGACGTGGACGACAGAGAATACTCGACCGCACGGCGTTGAATGTCATCCGACACCCGTTCGCTAAACCCACCCTTGAGGATCTTCTGCACTTCTAGCGGGGTGAAGTCCATCGCGAGCAAGTTGATACGGTCTACCGCGCCTCCCTTACCGTTTTGGAGTTGCTTCGCCCACGATTGCATGGCGATCCCTGCTGCGGATTCGCCGAACTCGTTCAATGCCTTTACGGGGGAGTGAAGAATGTTCGAGAGGTATCTCCCTACGCTCTCGGTTTTGTCGCTGCGGTTCCAATACCAGTCCGTGAGATCTCGGGTAATGACGGCGCGGTTTGCTTGGTCCACGCGGATAGCTTCTCGCTTCTTTCCCGAAGTACCTAAGTATTTGATGGCTGCTTTCGCCATGTTCCGCCGTCCGGAGAGGGACATGGCTTTACCGGCGAGTTCGAAAGTGTTCGGGATGAACGCGGAGGACAGCTTCAGCGCCTTTTCGACGTTCCACGCCTGCCCTAAGGTTTCGAACGTTTTACGGCGGGCGCTGCCAGGGCGTCCCGTTGCACCCGCAAAGGTGCTTTCGCCTATGTCCGGAAGGCGCATATGGTTAAGCGCCCGAAAAGTATTTTCAGCCGCTTGGCGAACGTCGGGAGCAGAGGAATCTTTGAGTAAGTCCTGGAAATCCTTCGGCACCGCTTCTTGACCGAATTTCGCGATGAACGCGGAACGGGCGGGCATACGAACCGCGATAGTGTCGACGAGTTTCGCAGGATCGTCCGACAGCAGTTGGATCAACCGCCCTTTATGGTCATAGAAGTGCGTGGGGAAGTTCTCGATGACACGGGAGTCTTCGGTCATGCCGCGACGTGTGAGCGCTAAAGAACCGAAGTCAGACAGCTCTTCTTGGATCTTCTTGATTGACACTCCCGGGTTTTCTTTCGAGAGGACGTCGATGAGTTTGATCGTGGCGGGATCGTTTGGTCGTTGCGATAAATAGAGGAGCTCGTCCGTGTGGACCCGAGGGGCGTGAAGTCGACGTTGGTCAGCGGTAAAAGGTACCTCTCCGTCTTTCGTTTGGATCTTGACGCCGATCCTCTGGTTTATCAAGCCCGATTTGTAATGCAAAGGGCGGAACTTCGCTACAAAGTCGGCCTCCTCTGGGCGGGTAACTACGCGCCCTTCTAACACGTCGTGGACACGCGCGTAAACCGCGTCGCCGTTACGGCGTTGTTCTGCGAAAGACTTGCGCGCTGCGCGGCCTTTTCCGCTCCCTTGTACCGACTTCTTCGCTTTGAACGCGTCACCGCTTAGAACCCCTTCGAACTCTTTTGCTAATGTCAACGTGTCGCGAGCCTTTTGACCGACGGCTTTGCCCTCGGGTTTATTCGCTAAGACTTTCCAGATCCGTTCATGGTAGGTGTCGAGCGCCCGTCGAACGCTGCCGCTCTGAGGGGGGTCGGCTGGGGTAGCAGGCCCTTTCGGTGTGGGGGTGTTGCCTATAGGGACTGCGCCGCGCCGTGTAGCGTCGCTTTTAATACTGAACCGCCCCGGTTCCGCTGGTTCCGTTGTTTCCGTTGTTTCCGTTGTTTCCGTTGTTTTCGCTGTTTCCGCTGTTTTCGCTGTTTTCGTTTTCACTCCGGCAAGCATCTCTAGGTTGGCCTTGTCCCCTTGCGGGTCCGGGGCACCTTTGAAATATTCGATAGACGGTTGAAGCCGTGCGCGCGCATCGCCAGGAAGGCTACGGACGTAGGTCTGAGCTTCTGGCGACAGGTGGGCGAGGCCATCCCCCGGTTGCGCGGTAGGCCCTCCAAGGTCTGCTGCCCCGCGCCGCACTGCATTACCCCTGAGACTGAACCGCCCGGGGTTAGGAGGTGGTATAGGGGTAGAGACGGGGTTTGGCGTGTCTAGACGAGTGGGTGTGTCTGCGTCCGGGCGTGGCGACGCTACCGCAGGAAACTCTGACGTCTCTGGTAGTGACTGGTCGATGTCTACGCGTGGGCGCACCGACGCGAGATCTTGCTCCGTGGTTGTTCCGTACTCGGGCTTGACTGGGCGGGTCGTTGGGGCAGCCCTCTTCGGCGTTTGCGCTGAAGTTGAGGTAAGGGGAGGAGCGACAGGCACACGCTCGTTGTATGCGATAACGGGGTCGAGCCCGTAGACCGTGGGGTCTTGACGTTGTGGTTGGATGTTCTGTTCACGTAGCGGGGTACGGTAGCCTTCAGGAACTCGAGGGGCCGCGACCTGTTCGCGGTAGCCTTCAGGGCCCGCCGCAGGTGTATCGCCAGTCCGAATGAAGCGGCCTGGAGTGCCTAACGGTAAACCGTCTGGACCAACCGCAGGTGTATCGCCAGTCCGAACGAAGCGGCCTGGAGTGCCTATCCTAGGTAAGCCCCCCGCGTCTACTATAACAGGGTCAAGAGTAGTCGAAGATGCGTACATCTCAGGTGTGATGTCACGTTGGATAGGGTCTAAATTATGCTGTCGCGCGGTGATTTCCGGTGATAGAGGCTGCTGCGCAGGGCGTTGCGGGGCTGGTACCGGCGCGACACGGCCTCGGGAGAGGAAGGTACTGCCGAGACCCATCAAACCGCCGACGCCGGAGCTTAGCCCAGTCGAACCTAGCGCTTGTTGAGCACGCTCGTCCATCCCCACCGTTTGGTACGCGGCGGCATCTGCGAGAGGGAGTCCTGCGCCGACCGCTACACCAGAACCTGTCGCCAGAACTGAAGCCGGGAGCTGTGGCGCTACGCGTTGGATAGCCGCTGCACCGCGTGCAGCGGCGAAAGGTAACGCTGCGGAAGCAACGCCACGGAGCCCGCCGACTCCGACAGCCTCGTAAGGGTTTACGCCTTCTTCGGCAGCGTCGTACGTGGTTTCGCCCATAAGCAGAGGGGCGGCAGCGGCGGTTCCGCCGGGGATAAAGAAAGGGGCAATATGGGTGCCGAGGTTTGTGGTTTCGCGCACGTAGGGAGAAATCTCGTCCGCTAAAGTCCCTGTCGAGGGGAGCGTACGAAGAGCCTCTGAACGGTCCACGTCGGCTTGTAAGCGCTTCACCGTCGTCGGTTCCACTGCCCCCATAATGGAGGCAGTTTTCGCCAGCGCGATGGCTTGCTGGTCCACCGCGTGCTGGACCCCTTGATCCGCCGCTCGCGCTAACGAAGACAACCCACCTGAAACCCGTTCAAACAGCCCCGGCTCGTAAGGGCGGCTTGTTGCCTGGGGAGGCGCGGGCGTAAACCCGCGTGTCGCAGCGGGGTCTTGCGCAAACGCTGGCGCACCGGGGCGGTGCCCTCCGCCCGGCATCATCTGCAAACCTTGCGAGGCGAGCGCCTCTAACCCCCCAACAGCGCTTTGTGGCCGTTGGATATGCGCAGGCAGCGCCGCTGGCGTTGGCGCGGGCTCTGGGGTAGGTGGCGCAAATAAGGAGGCAAGATTGCGACGCGGCATGGGGCTCCCTATTGTAGCGGCTGGTCTAAGAGGTCTACTTGTCGGCGTGGCATAAGCAACTCCTCTAGTTCGTCTTGCGAATCTGTGTCACCGTTCTCTGCTTCTTGCAGCGACATCTCGACTTCCGCCGGAAGTTGTCCGCCAAAACGCTTGAGGGCTTCCTGACGTAGAAAGGAAGACCTTCCTTGCGGGAGTCCGCTGACACCTCCTTGAGGGGCAGTTTTGTTGCGTGAACGTTGTAACTCTGCTAATCGTTGCGTCCGTATCGCATCCTTTCTCTGGCTTCTCTCCACTAGATTTACTGTCGGGGCTGCGCCAGAAAACCACCCACCCCCGTGGTTCGCCGCCCGAGCCGCATTCTCCTGGCCAACCCATTTTTCCACCTCCTGCGCCGCATAAGCATCTGCATCGATCTCATCCATCCGGATCTGCTCTGCGGGGGTAGGGGGCCGTCCTAGTGGGGGGGCTTGGTTCTTTAGCCGTTCGGTCTCGGCGCGATTGCGCTCGGTCAGAGACCGCCTGTACTCTTGGTCTTCGGGGCTGAGCATAGGAGCTTGTCGGGCAGGCGGGTTCATCCTGTGCTCTTGCTCGTTCTGTAAGCGCTGTTGCGCGATGCCGAGCATACTGTTCTGATGCTGCGCAGTGCGGTTAGCCGCGTCCTGCTGCCCAGTGTACGTACGTTCGTATTGGGCGTCTTGCGCCGCGATGCGCGCGAGCCCTTGCTGGTGTTTTCGTTCTTCCCGCATCGCAGCCTGTTCGGCGATTGCTTGGTCTTGTTTCGCTTTGCGGTTGACAGCAAAAGCCTCGGAGGCTGCGCCAGCTAACGCGCCTAACCCCTGGTAGATCCCACCAGGAGTCGCGGCAGCTTGGTAATCGAAGCGAGGGGCAGGGATCATTAGTATGCTCCGTATTCGCGTAAACCGCTGTAATAACCGCCACTCTGCGGGATGACGGGAGAAGATTGATACCCACCGCCGGCCTGACGCCCAGTAGGGGACCAGTTCGCTGTGGCGGTTTGGCGTCCTCCGCGAGCGGTTCGACTGCTGTCCCCACCGGGGGTTGTGCTGGTCCGTGCACGTGTTGTGCCACCTGCACCGGGGCCATATAAATCTGCTAGCCCACCCCCTGCCCCCATCAACCCGCCGATCATCATCAGGTCTTCCCCCACGCCCTGAGCGTAACGGAACTTATCTTGCGCGGCGCTATTGAGGCGTTGCAGTTCCTGCTCGGAGTCCGCTTGGCGGATCGCCTGGAGTTCTCCGAGATCCTGGACTTCACCGCCGAGACGTTGTTGCCCGATATCGTAGTCGGTAAGCGCGGTGTTTTGCCCGTAGCTCTGGCGTTGTTGCGCCGCCGCGTTACCCGCGACACGCTGTTGACGGTCGTTGTACCCTTGATTGCGTTCGGCGATACCACGCCCCCACGTTAGAGCCGCGCCTCCAAGTCCCGCACCTTGCCCGGGGTTTCCACCTGAACCCACCTGCTGGAGAGCCGCTTGCGACATCGAGGTATCCCCGGCTTGTCGCCCGTAGGGCGTGGCCATGTACCCCTGGAGAGCACCGCCTAGGTTGTCCATGCTCCGGTTGCTGAGCTGGTTGTACGCGGTCTGGTCTTGCCGAGCCTGGTCCTGTTGCCGCCCATAATAGCCCTGAAGCTGGTTGTTGTACCATTGGTTTGCGTCGCCCATCGCGCCTTGTTGGCGGTGAGCCCCGTATGCACCGAGACCTGCGCCCGCTGCGCCAAGTATTGCACCGTATACCATTAGAAGCCTCCTTGGGACATGCCCCCGTATCGGTTACGAATTGAACCAGCGATGCTGTTCAACCCTTGGCCGTACGCTTGTGATTGTGATTGTTGACCGAATAAATCTATTTCTCGCTGCCGCTGGCCGGACGCGTACTGCGCTCCTTCTGCGGCGGTCTGCGTGTGGATACCTTGCAGCGCCTGAGAAAGTTGCTGCCCATCCGTAATACCCCGTTGATTGACTAACCCGAGTAGGTTCGCGCGTTCGCGCTGGTCTCGGTTCTGGAACGCAAAACGTTGCGAATCTGCGTCTGCGGCGGCACCGATAGCCCGCGTGTCTCGAATACGAGAGGCTTCCCCTCGTCCTTCCACGTCAACAGAACCCCCGCGTAACCCGCGTGACGCTGCACCGTGCACAGAACGTAGGAGGTCTTGGGTGTATTGATCCGACACCTGCGCAAGGTCGTTGTTTAGGCGGTCTTGAACAACCTGCTGCTGCCAACCGGAACGTGCGGGATCACTGAAGTAGGCGTTGATCGCCTGTTCGTATTGGCCACGTTGGATGGCTTCTTGCTCTTGTTGATACGCCTGAGCGATTTCGGTCTGTGACATCGCACGACCCGAGTTGAGGCGGTTTTGAGCTTCTATGTGCACGCGAGACGTGGGATCTATGGAGCCTAGGTACTCCGTGGGCGCGCGTGCCTGTAAATCTCGCTGGGCCTCCTCCCATGCGGCTTGCTGCGCGCGGTCCCATTTTTGAGCTTTCTTGTACGCGCGATACCCAGAAATGGCTCGAGGTATCTGAGAAATGCCCATGGACGCGCCGCCCAGAATCGCGTTCTGGTTTGGCGCGCCGTTACTGAATGCCGGGTTCAGGTCCTGTTGGACGTTCCGGCGCACAAAATCTGACCCACGCATGTTGGTCGTATAAGTATACCCACCGTAGGGGTTGTACTGCGACCCGCCGATAGTCCGCGTCTGCGCTTGCCCCGGCGTCGGGGAATAGGATTGCGCCGCGTTTGCTTGATAAGCTCGGTATCCGTCGTTCGAATATTGCATTGTTAGTACTCCAACTCAACGCGTCCTGCTGCGCCGCTTGCTCCGCCGCCCCAAGTACCTGATCCGCCCCCACCAGGAGCCGTACCTGCCGATCCTAAGTTTCCGCCCCGGCCCCCTTGGCCTCCTTGCGGGGAATCTCCCCCCGCTGCCTGCATGATAGTATCTCCATTTCCAGCCTGACGGAAGTGCGCGCCACCACCGCCCCCTTGTATCCCGAAACCTACCACTGAAGGGTCAAAGGTCACTACCCCACCCGTCCCGGTGAGCCCTCCACGGAGCCCTCCTCCGCAGGTTATTAAGGCGGTGGCTAAGCGAGATATCGTCGTGTCTCCCCCGGTGTCGTTTACACCCCCACCAGCCCCGACGGCAATCGTTAGCGTTTCTCCTGGCGTCACGGTGAGAACGGCTTCACCGTATCCGCCTCCACCACCCCCGTATCCTTGCGTGTTGTCCCCGACCCCGGTGCCTCCGCCTCCGCCCGCCCACGCGCGGGCTTTCAACCGAGTCACCCCAGCGGGCACGATAAAGGCGAATGTTCCCGCCGCAGCGAACTGCGCTCGGGTGGCAAAAGCCGCCGCGATTGTGCGGGCGGTTTGGAGATTGATCGCGTCTGTTTCCGCAGTCGGGTTTGCTAAGTTCGTGATGAGTTGGCTGCCCATGTTCAATGGGCCAGTCATGGTGTCCCCTGCTTTGTTCACTTTCGTGTCGAGCTGGGTGAAGTTCACCCCATCTTGCGGGGCTGTCCCGGCGAGGAGGCCAGTAATCTTGTTATTCCCCATCGGCAAAGACGAAGCCATGGGGGTAGACCCGTCTAAGCGCAGGAAGTATGCCTCTAGCGCGTTCCAGACGGTAGTGAAAGCGTTAAACTGACTAACCGTGACAGCGTCTTGTGGGTCTATACCGTCGCCGACCCCTGTGAGGCGGTTCCCGCCGAGAGGTTGGTTTGCAGTAAAGGCTACCGCTCCGGTGCGTTTGATGAGATCCGCCGTCGGGCCGACGGCGGCGATAAACGCATTCAGCGCTAGCTTCACCTCTTGGAGCGCTTCTTCTACTTGGACAGCCGTGTACAGACCACCCGCGTCGTTGATAGCGATAAGAGAGGCACCAGCGGTTGCAGAGATTGTCTGGAGTTTGGTCAGCAACCCAGCCCCGGATTCAAACGCCGCGACCGTGACGATGTTCCCCGCCGCCTGCGCGGGGATAGTAACTTGGAGAAACCCGCCTGCGTCCGCTACGGCTACCGCTGTGGTAGCGAGTTTCACGTTATTGACGAAGACGAAAACATTAGAGGACGAGAACGCCGCCCATTCTATGGTGGTCGTGAAAACCGTCTGAGCGGCAGTTGCAGTGATGTCCTGTGTACCCGCTAAAGCTTGCGCAGTCGCGGCAGCAACATTCTGGAGCGCCCCTCCGACAGTCGTAATCGCACGATGACGTAAGACGAGCTGGTTGATGATGTTTATGAGGTTGTTGAGTTCGGAATCCACCCCGGCTGGAGCTGGAGACTCCAGTCCGGCATCCGCCGCCTGAACAAAGTTGGTAACACGCGCAGGATACGGAGGATAAGGCATCGGGTATTCCTAACGCAGAAAGGAGAAAATGGAAGAGGCTAGAAGCGCGCACCCGTGGCCGGGTCGATGAACATAATCCCGCGAGCCGAAACCCCGTTAAACGTTTGCGACACCCCGCCGAAGTCTCCCCCGACAACGGCAAGATTGGAAGAAAGGGTCCCGAGATGGTTGACGCGCACGACGGGAGAAAGCCAGTCCCCTCGGAACGTCGTAACACGCGCCCCGGTTGGGGTTACGAGGGTTATCCCCCGGATGTTTGGGTCGCTGCTCAGCTCCCTGAACGTCCCACCGATCAAGATGTTGCTCCCCACCCCTAAGACGTCGGTGATGTTGTTCGCCTCGTAACGCGTGAAGTCAGGCCGGAAAGACGATAAGAGCGTTGTCCCAGATATAGCGACGCCGAGAGTCACCGGAAAAAACGGCCCTGTGGTCGTGTTCCCAGCCTGAGATGGAAAAGCGTAGTTAGTGATGGTCGATACCCCGAAGTCGCTCCCCGCGTACACCACCCCGTTGATAACTTTCGCTTTTCGTATCGCTTGCGATGTAGACTCACCAGTAGCACTTTCCTGCGGTTCCCCCGTGGTTTTAGACAGTTGAATCAGCGACTGCCCGAACGGGAGGTTGCTTGCTGTAGGCGCGTAGTAATACCGTATGCGGAGCCCGCCGAGAATAAGAATCGACCCCCCTCGGTCTATGATTGAGCCAACAATGCCCGCAGTGTCTGCTTCTAAGTACGAAGTCGGTCTCGGGGCTTGCACGTGCTGCGCTCGCCACCCGCTCCCCACCTTAGCCACATATTCATGGGGCTGGCCGCTGACCTGCGCAAACTGTCCGCCAATCCACAGATCCGACCCGTCGTGCATCATGCAGTTCACGGTGCCATCCGCGCCCGGGTTCCATGACGGGTCTAATGTTCCTGTTGACAAATTAAACCTAGCCACCCTATTCCGTGTGGACCCGTTTATAACGGTGAAGCGGCCGCCGATATAAAGCCACGTGCCGTCTTGCACCCCGCACAGCACCAACTCGTTGACGGTGGGGTTAAACGCAGTCCACAGCCCTGTCTGTAGGTCGATGCACCCTATGCGGTTCCGTGCATAGGTGCCACTCGCGTCGTGTACCGCGGAAAAACTGCCGAGAACGTAGAGAAGACTCCCTGCCTTCACAGTGTCCTCTGTCACCCCGTTGTGGCCCACCGCGAGCAGACTCGCGAAGTTCTGCGAGGTAACGACTAACGTCTCTGTGTCGGTCCCCCCTGCATTCGTCGCGGTGATTGTTATCGAGTATGTCCCTGCTGCTGGAAGAGTTCCGCTCGCTACGCCCGTGAGCGCGTTGAATGACGTGACCCAAGGAGGCGGTGAGACGACCCCGAACGTGACCGGACCTTCGCCCGTTGCCGTGATAGTGTAGGTAAACGGGTTGCCGAACAGCCCATCCAACGTGAGGGCAGACGTGATAACAGGAGGTGTCGGCGCAATTACTGGTGGCGGCGTATCGTCGCCGGGAGGAGGTGGCGGGTCATCTGGGGTATAGAACGGGACCACATCGGAGACCGTCCACACCGCGCTCTGGGGCGCTGCTACGCTTAGCTCTTCCGTCGTGGCTTCCCACGCACCGAGCATCGGCCCGTAGTAGAGATCGAGAGGTGAAGGCTCGAGCGACGAGGCGCGGCCTATCCAGTACTTGCCTGCTTCCAGTACAATGAAGTCCGTGTAAGGGACTGTGCTCATGCTATAAGGCGCTGGCGACCGTGGCGTATCCTGGTCTAGCGGTATATCGAGACGGACAATGCGGTTTCGACACACGATGAATAAGATTTCTTCCCCGACATCCGCGACCACTTTCAACACGTCACGGCAGTTCGGAGCGTTTACCCGCCCGAGAAACGTGAGCGCCCCGGAGGTACTTGACACCGTGAACGTAGATACTGTCGCATTCAACGTGTCCGCGACCCACAGGCGTCCTGTGGCGGAGTCCGATGCGGCGAACTCGGAACTCTGCATCCCCGAGAGTTGCGTAGCCACCACCGCCCCTGTTGTGGCGTTGAGAACCTGCACCCCACCTTTTTTAAGCGGGGTCGCGATAAAGTTGCCGAACTTCGCGAGCCAGCGCCCGCCGCCCGGATCAAACGCGTGCGAAGACACGACTTGGGGGTTGTCGTTGTCAGAGACCCGGACAAGCCCAGCTGAAGTCAGTACGTGGTAATTGGGGGTAGATTCGCCGTTCGCCGCCAGCACTTTTCCGCCGAGGTCTTCCGACTCTCCGAGCAGCACTGGCGTGCCATTGACGATTTCCGCTAGTAAGATCTTACGTGACTCTCCGCCGAGAGCGATAATACGCGACGCGGTCACCGGAGAACCGAACCCGTTGATAAGCCCGAACCGGACGTCGCGGTTTATGAGTGTGGTCATTGGATGAACTTTCCGGCGACAGAGTATCGGATGACGAACTTATCAAGAAAGAACCCCGTACCTACGTCCCCGGTAAAGGTGAGGCTTCCCGCCTCGGAGTTCTCCAGGATCGCTACATACGTCATCGACGCGGTAGACCCATCTAAACGGCACACGCGGTCGAAGGCGTCTGGAACTCTCATATCGTAGTGGAAATTGATTACAGGTCTTCCGCCGCCAGTAAAGTCGAGTGAATTAAACAGCTTCCATTCCCCGGAATGCCCGAGATCTAAGAAGTGGCTGGACACCGTGTATTGCGACCCGTCCGCGTATCCGCTCTCCATCCGGTAAATACCCGCGCCGGACCTTATGTACACCTCCCCAAGATGCTCCACAGCGTATTCCGCTGTAAGCCCTTGCGGTAAGATGTACTGCGTCCAACCACGGGTATCTGACGTCGGGGAGGTAACGAAGCGGAACGCCGTATTACCGAAGAAACAGTAATAAGCGGAACGTGCTTGCGACCACAACGCTGTAGGGCGGATATTCGCGAAAGGCTTTGTCTCAGGGAAGATCGGCGCGCCAATGTCGCCGTCGGTCAGTTGCCCGTCTTCTAACACTCGACGCAGGCTTGAAAAAGTCCCGCGCGAAAAGTAAACGAGATCGCCACGCACGTTGACAACCGACCCGGCGAACTGCGTTCCGGGGCCTCCGAGCACGCGGCGCAGCGCCATTTGTGCGGGGTCTGGGTGCATGGACCATAGCTGCATGGAGTCTTCAAAAAGAACCGCCATGAACTCGTCGTAGAACGACAGCCCCTGAATGGTGCGGTCGCCTGTCGCGTGGCGGATCACGGGTAAAAACCCCGCGTCCCCAGGCGCGGTGAAGTCCGTTATCCCGTTGACAGTAGAACTGAACCGGATCGCCCCGTTCGTGTTGTCGACAACGCAGATCTTTTCCTGTATTTTTAGCAGCGTTTCCCCGACGGTGAAAGGCGTGTTCACCTTCGTGTTGACGGGGTCGTTCGAAGGGGTGAAAGAAGGGGGCGGGGCCATGTTCGTCGCAGGGGACGGAACATCCACGACCCAGTGCAACTCATTCGCCCCGGTGTCTCGTTGAATGATGAAAGCAGGGTACAGACCGACAGCAGAATCCGCGTCCCAGCTCGTTACTGAACTGACGCGAGCGATAGAATTGAGCGGGTAGATTGTACCGTCGCCCACGAAATCGTAGAGGATCGGAACAGAAGACTGCGCTCCTGCGGGCTTAGAATGCCCCGCCGCTAACACGCACCGCAAACGCCCACCAACTGAGTATAAGCCTACGCTGTCCGGGTCTACGGTCGCGACAAGTTTCCACCCGTCCCGTTCTTGGAGAGAACCGTCTGTCAGCAGATCCACGTTTATAGCGGCACGCAGCGTTCGCGGGTCAGCGCTATCTTGCACCGACCGGGTATCAATACCCGTCCAAGTATGGAAAGCTCGTGGGCGCATCTGTTACGGCCCCCAATAGCCGGGCGGGTTCCATCCTGCGTCGTACGCCCAACCGCCCCAGTTATGCCGCACGCCTTCGCCGTCTTGCGGGGCACATCGGTACGACGTATCGCCGCCGGGCATAGTCCGGTCAGGAACCGTGTTCACCGCGCCGCGTTTCGCGCGGACATAAGCTGAGTGTTCATCGATCATTAACTGGGTTACTTGAAGACCTAGACGCGGGCGAGAGGCGATTTCCGCTCGTTGCGCCAGCGCTTCTCCGTCAACTGAAGCGAGATCGGTATCATTGACGAGCCCGGTGTCGCGGAGATACCCCGACAACCGCATAGTATCCCAGAGAGTCGTATCGGGGTTCGGGGTCACGTTGATTACCCCATCTTCGTACCAATAATAGAAAGGGCGGCTGTTTGTCTGGAGGTAGTCGTTCCTGACTTCGATAGTCGGGTCGAACGCGACTGGGAGTTCCCGTCCAGAGATAATGTTGTGCACATACACTTCCATGTTGCGCCCTGGCTCCAAATCATCCGGAAAGTCGTATGCAGTCACGCCAGATTGGAGTGTTATGACACGGGACGCTGATAACTGGAGCCAAGGCGCTCTGAGCACAAGATGTGCTTGTGCCCCACGGATAAAGGAGTCGATGAGTTTAGACGCTCTCGCACCCCGGTCCCCGCCAGTGTTGAGTGTGCAGCGGGTAAGAACCTCTTCGCGTACCCGCGAAAGAGGCCACGGGGCAGGAAGCGCCATGTGATTATCCCTCTAAGGAGCGGCCAGCCAACGCGCCAAGATCGAGGCTTCTTGCTTCGCCTTCTTCGGCTTCGTTGCCTGACTCTATGGTTTCTTTTGCTAATTCGTTCAATGCTAACGCGAAAACGGGGTCGATATTCTTCGCGAGACACAGCGCGGACAAACTTGCCGCAGCAACGTCGGGCACAGAGGAGATCCCAGTGCTCTGGAGTTGGAGAGCTATGTTGTCGGCTTCTTGCTTGCGGGCAGCTTTTTCCGCCGCTTTCGCGCCGGGAGGTAAGGCAGGCATCGCGGAAGCGATCAAGCTAGACAACGCGTGGCTGGCTACCATCGCTTTCGGAGCGTTTGGATTGACGCCACCATTCCGGGCAAGGCGTTCTAATTCCGCGTCAACAACGTTTTTCATTTCGTCTATAATAGGGTAGATACGCCCAACAAGGCCAGGGCCGTACATACGGATAAGACGGGCAAATTCTGCCGTCGTGCTTTCGAAGGCACACCAATACGTTTCGGGGGACAAGTCAGGCGCAGGAGCGGAAACTTTCAGCTCTAAGCCCGGGCGTTGGCCCGCTAAGTGAGCGCGATATATCGGTATTTCGTGCTTTCCGATGAACCGAGCCGTCTCGTTCTTAAACAGCTCGTATGAGCACTGATAAGCGGGTACTTTGATCATAGGGGTTTCTCCTTCGAGGAAGGTAGCCCCCTCCCCGCCAAAAGCAAGACCGAAGGCGAGGACGCCTTCGGTCTTACCCCCTTACAGTCAGGAGAGAACTGGTCAGGGAAAATGTCCCACGCGAAGTGGGGGCGGGTTACGCCGCAGCGGTGATGACCGCGTTAGCGTTCCGGTTCGTGCAGAAGAACGACATGCGCCAGTCGAGACTGAGCTTCAGGTCGCGGACAGAAGCAGTAGGAGCAGGGACACTCATGGTCCAGTCACTCTTATTGAACATGCCCCAGCAGAACGACTTCTCGCAGATGATGTAACAACGCAGGGTCCATGGGTTAGATGGGGCGTATAAAGCATCTAAGATGTCGAAAGTCGGGTCGATTTCGAGTGGGTAGCCCATGTAGCGGAGACCCGAGTCAGCGATGTTCACGTCCAGTGTTTTTACTTGTTCTGGGCCGACGTTGATCTGCATGTTGTTCAAACGGCCATAACGGCGGTAACGGTCAGCGAAGCCACGACCGCAGATGATGCGGTAAGTCCCGCGTTCATTGTCGCGACTGTTCAAACGCGCATTCCAGAAGGCGGTGTTCATACCTTCTTCTAGGGTGCCGCCTAAACTGCTGGTCAAGCCAAGTGCGATGTAGTGCTGCCATTTAGGGTCCGTGCCTAACAGGCCGCCGTATGAACCCAAGCGGTTCAACGGTAGAGCGGCGTCTAAGCCCGGGGTGCGCTTGGTGTCAAGCGTGCCGTCTAAGTGGAGGTTCTTGTCGCAACTGACTTTCGCAGCATCGCGGAAGTTATTGACTTTAGAACCGATGTAGTCGCGCAAACGGGTCTTTTCGCTCGCGGATAACGGGGTGGCTAAGGTTTTCGAGGTTGAGTTGAAATCGACTTCGTAACCTGCGTTCATCAAGTCGGTGGCCCACATAACTAAGCCACGGTGTTCGTTGTACGCACAAAACTCTGCCTGTTTAGTTGGCATGTTCTCTGCGAAGGTCACGCCGTCCGTACGGTCCCAACCTTGGTTCTCGCCTTCATCGCTGACGGTTAAACCAACGCGGATCAAGCCTTGCGACATGTCCACGACTTTTTTGAGCGAATCCGCCCAGTTGAGCAGAGGCATCGCCTGACGGTCGATGGGCTTCTGTTTCATGCGGTTCAGGTAGCCCGCATCGGCGCTTTGGATGAGCTCTTGGTAGACAAGAGGTGGGACGGATACAGGCATAGAGCCTCCGATATGGTTAGCGACCCGGCGGAACGCCGTGGGTCATGACGTGGTCATCGTACTCTTCGGTACCTCTTTCGGGTACCTTGAGCGGGGTAGGTGCCCCTGACCCTCGTAGCGATGACTCGACTTTGGGTTGGGGAGGACGGGACAGAACTTTTGCTAACACTGCTTCGCGGCAGGCCGCATATCGAACACGCATTTCAACGGGGTCGTTCTTAATGTGAGGGGGGAGCAGCGCCTCTCGGCGAGCCGCTTCCGCGTAAATGGCTTTATTGATTTCGGGGTATTTCTGCCCGTATTTCTGCGCGTCTTGGGCTTCCTCATTTCGGATCGAGCGGACAGTGCTTTGGTATGCTAATTCGTACGGGGTGCGTTGAATCTCTGGTTGCTGCGCTGGTTGAGCCTGCCTCTGGTGCTGTTGAGTAGGTTGCGGCTGCGCTTGCTTCCCGGGGGCTACCCCCTCAAGTGCGCGTTCCAGTGCTTCTTTCGCGTCGTCGTCTAAGTTCATCGAGCGGTGGAGCTTTTCCACTACGTCTCGAAGAGGCTTAGCGTCAAACTCTTGCGCTTTCGGGAGGGCTCCGTGGCTGCCGAGAACCTCGACTAATGCCGCGAGCGCAGCGGGGTCCTTCTTGCGGACACCAAACCCTAGCTGTTGCCATTGGTGGATGTTTTCCCCAGATAAGCCGATTTCGTGGCCTTGCGTGATAAGCATATCCGAAAAGTCGGCGGAGGCTTTCGCGCGGTCTAATTCACGTTGGTATTGTTGGATTCGTCGGCGGGTTTTGCTGTGGTACCCTGCCAACTCTTTTTCGTCCGCTGGCTTAAACGCCACCTCTTCTTCGGTTTCAGCACTTTCCTCGGTCTCGGGGGTGCCTGTAGCTTTTTCCGGCGTCTCAGAGGTTTCTTCCTCTGGCGTCTTCTCTTGCGTGTTCGTCTTCTGTGTAGGGTTAGTCAAGCGATCAAGAACATCACCTTCGCCGAGTAGTGGAATACTAGATTCCGCTTTCTCTCCGGTGCTCTTGTCACGTTCGGCTGGCGGGGCCGTTTTACCGCCTTCCACTGACACGGGGTCTTGTGGCGCCGAAGTTGACGGGGCTTCGGTCTGTATTTCCGGGCTTGAATCCGGGTCTATGGTACTGGGCATCGTATGTTCTCCTGGAGTGAATAGCAAGCAAAAAGTTTACATGGGCCGCGTTTGCGGTCTGTTCGGGATAGACTCTGGCGATGGGGCTTCCGCCATTGGCTTACCGCCTCCGCCACCTTGCCCTTGTTTAGAATCTAGTTTAGGGGGCGAAGGGGGCGCTCCGCCTGTGCTCGGCGGCATCCCCATTGGCGTCGGCATCTTCTGGAAGTATTTCGAGATATTTTCGTACACCCCGGCGTTCTTGAAGAAGAAGTCAAGGATCTCCGGCCCCTGTGGCTCTAGGTTCATGCCTCGCGCCATCTGCGCCGCAGCCGTCATGATCTTCAGTTCTTTCTCGGCATTCGGGCGTCCTGTGCTGCCTACTTCAATCTTGACCTGCATCTGTCTCCACAGCGCTTCACGTTGTACTTGAGGTACCACAGCTCCAGGGCCGCAGAGCGCTTTGTAGTTTTCTTCCGGCAGCACCGCCGCCGCGAGGTCGAGGAGACAAGTAACGACATCTTGATAGAAGTCTTCGATCAACCCACGACGATACTCCATCAACGCGTCCGACCCTGCTTGGGCGGTCGCGGTTTCTGTCGCTGAATTGCTGACGCCCACCGCCCCGCCTGCCACTAAGGAAGTACCGGACATCCGTTGTAGGTCAAACTGCGCGTTGGAATTATCTGTCAGTGAAGGGTTATACGGTAGCGGCTGTGTTTCTCTGATCGCGCCGCTGAGTTCGTCTGGGGTCTCTAACTCGATAACTTCGTACGGAAGCGCGCGTTTATACTTGGCTGCTTCGCCTCGCGCGAAGATACCGCGTCGAACCAATATACGGGGGAAGCACGCCTTCTTCGCGTGTCGTTCCAGTGTCCGGTTCGTGTTGATCTCTTCTTGCGCTGGGCGCTGGAGGGTAGTCGAAGAAATCCCTATAGCGCGCCCCGTTACGCGGTTGAACATAAGGGGGACGATGGGGATCCAGTTGCGCCATACTACCCGTGGGGTAATAGACGACAAAAACCTTGGAAATCCGCGCGCGTACACGCTGACTCGGTTAGTTTCTCGGTCGTAGCATTCCCACAACTCGACCTTTTTATCCATCGCTTTTTCGTCGAGGTCCCCGTCTCGTGAGGACGGGTCTGATTCCCACGTCTGCGAGTAGGTGTTCTGTATAGTCGAAACTTCTGGGAGTTTCTTCGCTTCTTCTGGGGTTAAATTGTATTTAGCTGCGGCTTTGTCACGGGTCATTCGCACGCGGACCTGTACACGTGGCGCGCGATAGAAGTCTTCCATGCGGGTAATATCCCACGAGAACCGCACATCCTCTGGGTGGATGAAGTCTATTGGGAACCCGACATACCGTGGAATCTCGGGGACCATCGCGAGGTCTACCGGGCTCTCCGGGTCGCCTAATGCTTGGATCTGCGCGGTACGTGGGTCTTCTTGTGGCTGCGTCATAGGCGCACCGAAGAAGTCTACCACGACGCCGCCCGTCATCGGGTCTAGTACAGGCACCGGAGGAAGCGGGTTCGTTTCGATATCCTGTTGCAGCATTGTCACAAGGTATTCGCGCACCGTCGCTTCAAGCTGCTTATACCGCGTATATTCCGCCGTTTCAGGTTCTATATCTCCGGAAGCAACCTTGTCCGCCCAGTGGCGGTACAACGCGAAGTTATCTTGTTGGTCATCGAAGCGGAAGTTGCCGAGAGGGTCGCGGTTGTAGTCCTCCTGTTGGTTGACTTTTGCGAACATCACTGCGGCGGTTTCTACGTCTTGGATCGCTCCTGCGAGCTGCTGACGAAACCGTGCTTCTCGCAACAACTTTTTCGCCAGTATTTGTTGGGTCATCGCCCATTTCCCGAGTTCGGGCGGAGCGCCGCCGGGGTCTACTTGCCCCGTTGGGACTGGCGTCCCCGTCACCGGGTCTAAGAGGGGCATCCCCGTCATCGGGTCGGTCGCCATCACTGGCACATCCGGCCAGACCGCTTCATCGACGCTGATGCGGATATCCGCATCACGACTATTCAACATAGCCATGACGGTGTATTGGTTGCGCAGAATGTGGTTTGTCCCCACAGAGTCTTCCGCGTCTAGTGCCATGCAGGTCGTGTTTACGTAGCGGCGGTCATTCTCGAACGCCCGGTACCACTTTTCGAGTGGTACTGGGATCTTGGTTTCTTCCGCATACGCCATTATGAGCTTGGCGTCGTCGCTCTCCATGTTGTCCGGCATATAATCCTATCGTAAGCACTGCACAGTGAGTGCCCCGGCGGTGGCTAGGTTTTGAACATAAAACACCGTAGTAACGGGGATTTCGAACTGAAACGCCGCTCCTCCTAAGAGGAGGGGTTTCGTCGCGCCTGTCGCCGTACTCTCGTTCTTGATCCCGATGTCTTCGGTGGTCAGGAACATTACTACGCGCGGGGTACTACCTGCGACTTCGATGGTCACGGTGTCTTCTGTCGTCGTGGTAGCAAGTTGAGCAGACCTGTTGCGCGCGGCGTCCGTGTTCAGGATGCCGTTTTGTTCAATGGGGCGTAGGTCGAAATTAAGGGGCATAATTACTCCTCTTCTACGAGGGCGAATGGCTCGACTTCATAGTCTTCGGTGTGGGTACCTATAATTGAGCCTGGCGCGTGACGGTCTCGGTGGGCTTCTGCCGCAGGCAGGTACAAAAAGCTGTGTGTTTCGTTTCCGTACGCCACGTCGTGGTAGGTGTTCGTCTGAATAGTGATATCCCAGATCGGTTTGCCTTCCGCGTTTGCGTTGCGCCAGTCTACGACGTCCTGGAGAACTTCGGACTCGAAGCTCTCTCCGTTGTCGTTGGTGGTGCGGTATAAGTGGTAGGGGGTTTGGGGCATAAGATATCCTAGAACGGTAGCGGAGTGGTGTAAGTGTGGCGGAAGAAGAAGGTGTCTACGTTGTAAGAGTGGTCGGTACCCACCGCAGTGGACCGCACAATCCGCACCCCGTGCCCCGTTTGTCTCCCTGCTGCTGAAGGGATGTTAGTCGTGATGGTTCGGGTATCTAGGAGCACTCCGGCGGCATCATAAACCATGAAGCTCACGCTGGTAGCATCCGCGTTTACTATAACGCGGTGGAATAAGTACACGTCTAAGGTTGGCGCTATCCCCGTTCCCACGGCAGTCTCTACGTTGTTCGAACGGCACACAGCGAACCAGTTACCGCCATCTGTCGAGCGGAAGTAACACCCGTCGGTAGGCTCGACGGCGCTGTTCGGCGCGTCGTGGAGCCCTATGTGCGTAAAACCTTGCACGCCCCCCGAGGCAAGAGCCACCGTTGGTGCCCCTTCTACTGTGAACTCTATTTCTCCGTTGCCTAGAGATATCCCGGCGGTGAGCATAGAGCCGAGAAGACTTGTGCGTGAGGCTGTTGCAGCGGTTCCTACTGCGAGCTTCAGTACCCCTTGTCTTCCTGTTACCGCGATATTCGCTGCTGACCCCCCGGTCACCGTCGATGCGATACCTTGGCCGAGGCCCGTAGTCCCGTTAAGGAAAGGGACAACACTCTCGTAAACGAGCGAAGAACTTGCGGCTGCCTGAATAAGGTTCCTCTGGTCTCCCGCAGTCGTCGCGGAAACGAGAGCGCGTCCTACCGCGTTAATAGGTATTTTTGCTGCATCTGTGGCGTTCGCCCCCAACAAGAATGTTGGGTTGGTCGCGGGTACTCCAGAGGGGAAGTCTACCATAGAACCTCTTTAGGCTAAAACAGTGGAGGAAGGGATAAAAATCTTGATGAGGTCGACGTCAATGGACCCGTTTATTACGTGCGCGCTCGTCTTATGTGTCCCTACCTGTATCCCGGTGAGGTCCGCGCCACTGGGTAGTGTGCTCGTAATTGAAGCCACGAGCTCCCCATCAACCCAGAACTGCGCGAGTGTCGATGTTAGGCTGATCGCGAAAGTCTTATAAGCGCCGAGGGAAAGCGCGATGGAGGTGGCGACCGTAGTCGTCATGCCCGCGAGACGCGTCTGGCACTGCCAGTCCCCACCATTGTCCGAGCGGAACCACGCCGCGTCTTGAGGCAATGCTGTGCCGTCAGTATCTGAAAACCCCGCGACGATCCGCCCTGGCGAGCCTCCGCTGTAGAGCGCGACCGATGGCGCTAACACACAGACAAAATGCATGGGGGTCGCGACAGTCGTCAGGCAATTATCAGATGAGCCATACCCTACGTACGCCCTCGCGTTGTTTGTTGCAGTAGTGCTCGCTGAAAGCCGAATAACGCCGACACGCCCGTTTACTACCTGCGATGCGGCTGAACCTGTTGAAGACGTTGTCGCTAAATTCCCTTCCAAGTTGGTTATGCCTAGGAAGGTTTCCGCTACACTCAGCCCGACGTACATCATGGGGCTCGCGTAAGACACTTCGCGTTGCTGCATAGGGGTCGTGGCGGAGATTAGAGCCCTTCCTACGCTATTGATCGCGAGTTTTGCTGGGTCAGTGCCGTTAGCCCCCATTAAAAATGTGGGGTCGGTAGCGGAAACGCGTGATGGTGCGTTTACCCCTGAACCGAAGATGGTCATCATATTCGCCCAGATGGTTAGCACTTCCCCGTAAATCAGTAGGAAAGCTGGAGCGCCTACAGCGACTAGTCCGCTGTACAACCAGAGCAGGAACCCGTGAGGTCCCGCTAGAGGTTGACTTGCACCACGACGTAGCCATTGGGGTCTCACGAAGTAAGTGTGGCGCTATACGCACCGGAGTCAATACTTAGGATGCTTCCGTCGACTTAGGGTTTACTTGTTCGGCGTAGCGGAGAGCGCGTTCTTGTGCCTCGTCCCGCTGCTGCTTGACTTCTTCGAGTGTTCTTTCTCTTTTTCTGCGCTCGAGCATCTGTTGAAGAGCGAGCAGCGCAGCTAATAAGGCTCCAACAGCGCCACCGGCTTCTCCGGGAGTGACTCCGCCAAGGGCACCTAATGCGCCGCTCGCCGCGCCTAACGAGGGGAGACGTATCCCAGCCCCCGCTAACGCGGCATTGACCACTGGTCCAACGATCTGTTTGATTGCTGCTTCGCTTATCTTGGTTTCTTGGGACCCTTTTTCGTTCTGGCTTTCAGTACCGATGCGCTCGGTCGTGACTTCAAACGGGATCGGCACAAGCATGCCGCCGTTGCCCACAGGGAGGGAAATACTGCCGTATGTATGCAGATCATCGCGGCGGTCCACCTGTGTCTGCTTTTCCGTGCGTGTTTCTGTACAGCCACATAAGGTAAGGACGACGAAAATAGCGGGGGCATTCCTCATTACCGTACCCTTCGCACGGGTGGATCTCTGAACAATGCTGACGTTTCGTCGTCACGCGCAGGTGCCTCTCGTGGAGGGAGAACGATCTCGTGGTCATCGGGGCGAGGTGCGAAGGACACGTCGGGGTCTGGGTCATACCTACGGAGCAACCTGACCGCGCGTATAGTTACCTCTCGCTGATCTTTCATCGCCTGTGTCGTTTGTTGTACCATGACGGACAGCAGCCGTTCCCTTTCTTCCCCTCGTCTCGACGCTTCTGCGGCTGTCGTGTGCAGAGTGGAATGGAGCGCGGCCATCTCCAGTTTCATGTCTGAGTTATTCTTTTCGCATCGATCTTTCTCTTTTGCGAACGCCCTCCAGAGCGCTATCACCGCGATGATTGCTGCATAGACGAGGAGTTCTTCGGTAGTCTTAGGCTCGAAATCCATGGGGACCTTTCTTACGGCTCAATACAGAACCAAGCAATGGTCGAGGTGTCCAAGACGTTAGAGCTTGTTATGGTGAAAGAAGTGGAAACCACGCGAGCTGAACAGTGAAGAAACCCAACGGTCCCTCCAGGCGTTTGTGTAAAAGCAAAAATACGTGACGCGGCGGTGACCGTCGCAAGAGAGACCGTTACCGCCCCTGCGACAAGCGTAGCCACACCTCCGGTGTGGATTGTGCCACCCCCCACGAACGCGAGGTCCGCGTCGGGGAGAGTGAACGTACGGTTGCCGCTCAGCGCGGCTGTTGTGACTTCGTTGATTAGGCTGCCGACGCCTCCTGCGCGACCTACTATTTTTACGCCGTCTTGGGCTGCCGTCGGGCTGGCTGTTAGCGAGCCGAGGAGTATCTTATCCCCTGCGATCGTTTGCATGGTGGCGGTGATCAGGCCGCTCGAAACGCCCGTTGCGACCGGGATCCACCCGGGGTCCAGCGTACCGAAGGGTCCTGCGATAGGTACTGTGTTCCCTGTCGGGTTATTCGTCGCAAGTGCGCCCATAGGTTACTCCGTAAGAACCTGTCGACCGTCCGAAACGTCGAACACAGGCCCCGGCTGAAGGGAATAAATACTGATAACTGCCCCGTGGTCAATAGTGCGGAGGTACTCCCTATCGTGCGAGTGTTCTACAAGGGCGTACCGGGGGTCAGGCCCAGCCTCTGTTTCCTCGTCTGGGGGAGTGGTGGCTACCGGAGACTGCACCGCGCTTGTAAGGATGGCGGCGTCTGCGGCTACAGCTTTATAAAGTGGGTTCGCGGTTCCCTGAACCAGTTGGCCGGGGACCGCAGAAAGAGAATACGTCGCGCCAGGGGTGAGGCCAGTAAGGCGGTCGAGTTCCCCTGCGCTGACGAGTTCAAAACGTGTTGATGATATGTCCCCGACAATACCGTCGGAACCAGTTGAAATTGTTGCGAGGGCATACACCCCCGGTGTGGATAGATACACAGGCTGGCCACGCGAGAACGTGTGGCCAGCCTGGTATTTCCACGTACCGACCCGTCCGCCCGGAGACGTTGGGCCGGGCATATTATCCTCGGAACAACGGCACTAAGTCCGTTGCTGTGGCTGCGACCATAACTTGGGATACTTCGATGGCGTAGTCTTGAGTAGCGACTAAGGCCCCACCCGTGATCGTGGTAACATCAGCGGCATCGTTGACCCAAACGGCTACCTGAGAGCGGACGGCTGGAGCAGTACCTAAGATGATGGTTTTACCGTCCGCAGCCGTTACCGTGACGGCAACGGAAGCGGTGATAGCGACTTGCAATGGCGGGGTAATAGCGACAGCGACACCGGTTGCGTCGAGCGTCGCCGTGGTGGCAGTGGCGTAGTAATCGGTGGTATCGTTTGCGAAACGTATTTTGTCACCGATTAAGATGGTGCTTGTGCCGGAGGTTTCGCGGATGTTGACCGAGGTAGCGCCAAGAGCGAAAGACGCGGCATTTTGCGTGCTCAAATCGGCTTGACCAGCAGCGGTTCCGCCGCCAGCAGCTACAACCGAGTTGCCAGCCGCAGGTGCTTGGTCGCCACGGCTACGTGGTCTCAACGTTTCGCCAGCTACCGTGACTACGCGCAACTGATTCGCAGTTGACAACGCGCCACCCACCGTGTTCTGGGGGGTGTTCGCTCCAGAGGACAACGCGAAGGCGCGGTTACCGGAGATGCTTTGGTTAAAGGATTGAAACTTTTTGGTGTCCGACTGTGCCGGGCTGTTCACGCCGTACAGTAAGCCACCCGCAGTACTACGCGCTTGAACGCGGTTACCGACGAAGAAGGGGGAAGCGGTGTTTAGAACAGGAGTATCCGCAGCTAAGTTGCGGACAAAGACGCCGTCAGCCATGTTGTGTCCTTTCGGGACGAGGGGTTAGTGGCGTCATCTCCTGTTGCTCGCCGTACGGATACTAGGGAGGCGGGGTGGCAAGGTCAAGAAGGGATAATGTGGTGCATTGTCTGTGGAGACGGGGTGAGGGACGCTAGAAGGGACTTCTTCCCGAGGATGTTCTGAACGATCAACCGCCCGGCTTTATCTTGGAAGATTTCGCACGGAGCGAGAGTCGGTACCAGAGACGGCGGGACAATGACGCGTAGCCCCGCTCGATTCTTGACGGGAGCGAGGTACTGCCCCGGATGATCTGGGTGGGTGTAACACCTAGTACCAAGATACTGCACTGTACTCCTCCCAAAACTTCTCCGGACTTTCATCGCCTTCTGCCGACGGGTCTTTGTATCCGGCTTTCCCCATGGAGGCTTCAATCGCTCTATTGCCTTCCGGTATCTGCTCGATAGTCGGAAGTGGCACTGCACGGGACGGTGAACGGGCTTCGTTCCACGAAAGGAAGGGGAGGACGTCTGCGTCTACGATGTTATCGTCTTCGCTGACTCCGCGCTCACCTGTGAAGGACATGTACTGAGGGATCACGACTTGGTGGGTGAATGGGGAATCTAGATGGTATACTTTCCCTGACGCCATATGCGCCACTAGCGCCATAGCGTACTCGCCCTTACTCTTAGACCTGTTGAACTCCACGATCCGAGGGTATACTCGGCGTTCTTGTTGTTCTCGGCGGTAGGCCCCCTGTGCGGCGCTCCATAGTACGCCCTTTTCAACGAAGATCGCTTTAGCGTTGTTCTTCTGGTACAGGTCGAACGTTGCTTTATGCGCCAAGTCCGGGCTGACTGCGGCGTGAAAGGGGTCGATGAAATAGACGTTGTCGTCCTCATCCACCGCGAACGGCCTCGCTACTGATGGGTCGCCTGTCATTTCCGCCGCCCCGAAGTCCGTCGAGATATACCACAACAGGTTCTTAGGGAACTTCTCTCGCGGAAGGACTTTAAACCACTCCCGTTTGAAGATCCGCCCCGTATCGAGGGTGGGGGACTGTTGATACATCGCAGACCACACCCACTCGCTGACCGAGTTCTTGGTCCGTTCGCACCAAGCGTTACTGAACCGTTCCTTGTGGACCGACTCCCCCTTCTTCCGCCAACCGCAGTCTTCCGTGGCGACCATCGGGTATTGGCAGTCGGTCCATTGATCGCCCGTCAGATTGGCTGCGGCGTGTGCGAGAAGCCGCCCGATCAGGTCGTGGACATGCCAACGTTGATGGATGACGATGACCGCACCGAACGGATGGAGACGAGATCTGGCGACGGACAGGAGCCAATCGAACACTTGTTTCTGGTGGAGTTCGCTGCGGGCTTCGTACTCGTCTTTGAACGGATCATCCACGACGAGACAGTTATGAACTAAGATACCGTTGACGAAGAAGTTGTGGTTGTCGGATACATCGAGGTCATATACGTCTGAATAGCCGTCGTCATCGCGGCCTTCAAAGGGGACGGGGGATATTTGTGCCACCGCACATGGCAGGCGTAACATAAGGTTATCAGGTTCGTCACGTCGTCGTTGTGCGGTTTCTCGTCGATGTGGTGGACTGCGAGGCGTTTCGGCGTGGCGTGGCACAACGCGCACTTCTCTCCGTCGCGTTTCCGTATGCCCGCACTCAGCGTGCTGTGAAATGTCGGGGAGTACCTGTCCACCCCCTCTCCCGTCTTCCAGTTCGGGTTCCCCGTTCCGAGCATCCTCGCGCTGTGGGCGTGGTTCGCACACGCTTTCCCGCAGTACACGCTCTTGTAGTTCTCCTCGTAAAACCCCTTCTTGCACCATGCGCACGTCCGCGCTGGTGGTGCTTTCCGTAACGCTTCGGAACGGCACTTCATCCCGCAGAAGCGTACATGTTTGTGCTTCGTGCTCAGCGCGGCCCCGCAATACTCGCACGGACGAGGGGGTTTGACTCGCGCCGCGCCGTGGCACTTGTGGTTGCAATACTTCGGGGGCCTGTCTGCGCGGAGGATGGGGATAGGCGTGTGGCAGTAGCCGCAGGGAATAGTCGACATAAAGAGAGTCCTTACTGGTAAGGGAGCTCACTTTAGTGTAGGCGATGCCGTCGAATAGCAAGTGGTCATCGGTACAGCGGATCTGCACACCTCTTGCCGTGACACGTTGCACAGGTTGCTGCGGGGTGCGGACACGCGCGCGGACGGGTTTTAGTTCGCGGGTATCTGTGGCGTGGTTCCACGTCCATACCAGATCCCCTACCTGAACGGTTTCAATGGGGCGTGCGCCATGCTCTGTGGCGACCATCTCCCCGCTGGCAATGCAATGTGCACGTTTCCCCAACGCTCCGCCCCCGATACCGGTGAACGTGACTTTCCCGCCGCGATCGGTGAGGAAGTAGTCCATGCTCTGTGCACTGGGGTCGAGGTTGGTGTTAGGGAATATCTCGGCGTAGCGTGGGTCCTTGATCCTCAGTCGCGTGTCGCGCCCGACTTCCGCCGCCTTGTCGAACGCGTAAGTTGCATAGATGAACTGCCAGTCTGGGTGAAGACCGAGTGCGTGACTGAGGAGGTGAACCCCCGTCATCAAGGTTTTCCCAATACCTGGCGGAGTCTGCAAGATGAGTCGCGGTCCACCGGCGCACTCTCCGGGGTTCGCCGCGCCCTTCTCTACGAGTTTGATTACCCCGTCGAGATGCATCCCTATCTCACGGTGGACTTCCCCGGTCATCCACCCCGGTTCCATCGCTTCGATCTGCGCGAGAACGGACGTCCGGGCCTTCAGTTGCCGGGCCATCGCGGTGGAGTATGCCTCGCGGATGGCTTGGAGCCTATTCTCCGTTGTCATGGGTTAGCGCATCTGGGTGAGGTAGCGGGTTCATGGTGTATGTCGCCTCCATGATGCGGCCTAATTCACTGAGGGGCATCCGCTTGATTTCTTCGGGGGACATTTCAATAGCGTCGAAGGTGGGAGCGGAGTCGTGGAGGTCGGTGTCGGTGGACTTCAGGGTCGGGAGGCGTTTGTCGATCAGTTTCAGTGCCAGGTCAAGTTGGCGGTCGGGCGTGATGGCTTGCGCTGGCTCCACTTCTTCACCAGTCGCGGGGTCGATGCGTCGGCACTTCCCCGACATGGCGGCGTCTACTACGAGGTCTACTAAGGTTTCGACGGGGATGCGTTCCCGGATGGCGCGAGCGGTCGATGTGGAGAACTTATTGTTGAGGGAGAAAGGGGGCCTGGCGGAACGTATCAGAGAGAAGGTCATAGAGTGCCCCTAGCGGGAGTGTAGCAAGGGGGTATAGGCGGTCAACATCAAAGAAGCGAGGCGGATGTGCATCCTACACTAGATTCAAAACCGTTGGGCGCGGAGGGGTAAAGATAGAAGGCCACGTGTGTCATACACTAGATTCAAAATCGTTGGGCGCGGAGGGGGTGGGATGCTCTAATAGACGCGCCCCCGTTCTCTCGACTCGACTTCGGTCCCCCGCCCCTCCGACACCTCTAGCCTCTGACACCTCCACGCTAGCCGCCCCCCGCCTACCCCTCGGCCTCCTACTAGCGGCCGCCTGCGTCGGCACCCCTCTGCGCCCTACCCCTCTGCGCCCTACTAGGAGAACTCGGATATTCGGATTGATCCGCTCTACACCTAAAACGCGCACGCGCCGCAGCCACGC